TAAAATAATATTTTTTTGACTTGCTAACTTTGCTAAATAATCTCTTATGCTTTCAGTTGGACTTGCAGAAGTTCTCCCAAATACTACATTTGCTTTGGCTTTAATAGAATCGAAATCAGATCTTGCCCTAGTAGTTTGTGCAGTTGGATTAACACCGCTTTCACTTATGCTTTTCGCTTGGTCGGAAACAACTACGTTTATTCCAAATATTCCACACAATTGAGTAGCAATATCTTTTAAGGATTTGTTATTGTTTTCAAGTGAATAATTTTCCGAAGGAGGTATGGTAACGTCCTCCAATATTCCGCTTTTACTGTAGCCAGAAATAATTACCACCTCTCTACCTTTATTGCTTGTAAAACGATGGTTTAAAATAGTTCCTGTAAAAATTAATTTTTTATTTTCATTATAAATTTCTACTGGCAAATATTGTAATGGCTTAAAAATTTCTTGAAAATCTTTTTCTTGTGGTTTAAAATAGGCAGAAAACTCAAAAGTGGAAGCAATAGAATCTAATTTTAGATTAATTGTTCCAGAATTAAAATACGCAATAGATTTGCCATTTACAACTACTTCCATGTTTCTGTAGAAAAAAAATTATTATTTTACATAGCGAATTTCTCTGCCCTTTTTTATTGCAAATAACTCATTAAATTTAATGTTATTTGTTGCAATAAAAGTATCGATGTTTTCATCCGAAGCATCCAATCCTAAATATTTGTGAGTAAGCAAAATTACATTGGTATCTTTGGTTACAACAACTATTCTCAATCGTCTTGTGCCAAATGTAAACTCATATAAATTGGCTATTGTATAATACATCAAAGTAGCTAATTCTTGTTGAGCATTAGCATCAGGAGTATAAGTGTTGTTTACATCATAAACAGAAACAGTTAAGTTATCAAGTGTTTGTAAATAGTCGTTGTAAAGCGTTCCTAGTCGATTATAGTAATATTCTACATCAGATGTCAAAACGTAATCTCCTGTAATTGGTGAAAGCAAAACAACACTAATCAAAGATAAAACAGTTCCAGCCATTGCCTCATAATACTTTTTATCAGCAACAGTTTCAACAGATTCTTTTAACCTAAGCAAAATGCCTTCATATCTAGCAACCCTGCCTTCTATGGCTCTTATGTAAGTCGCTGGTAAATCTAAAAAGTTTTGAACTGTTTGTATAGCATTTAATGGTTCTGCCAATAAATTATCGATTGCTTGTAAACCAGAATTTAAAGCATTTTGAAAATCAGCATAAGTAGTGCTATCAGCCAAAGTACTCAATTCGGAAGCCATAATTTGTAAACTTGCGTTTTGACTTTGAATATCATTAGGCGCATAAACAACGTCTGCTGCTGACAAAGACAATGCGTAAACAGTTGCTCGGTGCATATCTCTTGTGTTATCCTTTTTACTGAAATTAGAAAAAGGATAATCTGGACTAATACTTTCAAAAAATGGGACTGTAATTTCAGTAATATTTAAAAAACTATCATCACGTCTAATGCTTAATGGTTGGCCTACAATAGTTCCATAAAAAGGATGCGTTACAGTCCATTGTCTTGGATCTTCACAAGAACTTTCAAATTGGTCTGCTTGGTCGATATTATCTGCACCCTCAAAGTAAAACACTAAATTGTATCTCGCTCCTTGTGGTTTTTTTCTATCAACCAAAGTTCCGTAAACTTTTATGAAATCAAATGTCGAGGTATTGTACTCTCGTTCTTTTTCACCACCTTTTTGAAGTGGATACCAAAGTTTACCATCGCCTGTTTGTATAGAAAAATTTGTCTGTATTCTTTGTTCCCAATTCATTGTAATTATTTTATCTAATTCCTTTTAGAACTTTGTTAAATTGATAAGTGGCGTTTTTAGCGTAAAAACCATCTATTTCAGTTTGTGTTTTCAATGCCGCCTCTTTATTAAAATAAGTAGCTTTTGCTTTGGCCACATTCTGTTTTCTGCTTCTCATTAAGAAGTCCATTTTGATTTTTAACTTCTTATGGTCTGAACTAAATTTAGTTACTTGAACCAAAAATCTACCTTTTGAAGTTTCAATAAAAGTTGGTTTTTTCTCTTTTGCAGAAACATAGGCATTAGCTATAAATTGTGCTTTTTTACTTCTTGCCTTACTTCCTCCTCCTTTTACAATATTAGCTTTATTAAATCTCGATTTTCTCTTAACCAATCTTGATGCGCTATTAGAAGTCCTTGATTTTGGTAAATACATTGCTCCAGTATTGTCGCTTCCTCCAACCTCGTTATGTTCCATTCCTTCAATAGCTTTTCTTCCTTTGAGCTTATTTGGATCAGTATTTACAAAACCTACTTGCGATTGCATTGTTTTTACATCAAATCCTTTGGCACGATTTACCCCAGTAAACTTTCTAAAAAAACTAGGATTTCTAACTGTCATGTTCCTTTTGGCAGAATCAAGAATGTTTCCTTGTTTCATTGCAAATGCAGCATCGTTTAAAGTACTTCTTACTGCTGAAGGAAACGCACTTTTATTCAAACGCTCCAACTTATTAGTTAAAATAATATTGGCGTTGGTGTTAACGTTTAACATTTGACGTGCCATAAGAAACTATTTTAAAAAGTCCATTTTTTAGCAACTTCTCCGCTAGAAAAATAAATCGAAGCGTCGAAACCAAATATTTGTCCTGCAACACTTGGCAAAGTAGCAATAACCGTTTTTACTCCAGTTGTCAAGTTAAATCTATTTAAAACTCCAGAAACCATTGTGTAAATGTTTGCTCCAAAAATTACTGTGTTTGTTGTTTTTTCAAAGGTATTGTTCAAATTTACGGAAGAAACAAGTGTTAAAGTTGATGCAACAACAGAGTAATTTAACCTAGTAACATTAAAATTATCACTATTAGTGTTCATATTGTTTGTAACAAGTAAATAACGTCTATCTGCAAACACATAAGGATTAAAGTTAGAAGCAGTAGCAAAGGAAGTTCCTACTAATGTCACAGCATTAGAAACTGTTAAATCACTAAGCAAAAATCGTCTAAAAAAATAATTATTACCAGTAGGAATAAAACAAAAACAAACAACAGATTCATCCATTATAAACATATCGTTTACAATAACAGTTGTATCTGAAACATTTGTTCTAATAATTGACTGTAAATCATAAATATTAGGAATATCACTAAACAATTTTCCATTGTCTTGATACCACATTTTATTTGAAGAATTAAAAGCTAAAGGAAGGCCAAGTGTAGTAGAAACTTCTTGCGAAGAAGAACTTAAATTAGTTAAGTTGTAAGCCACTACTCCAGATGTGTTAAAAATTATCAATAATTCATCACCACTAACAAATCCACTACTAACAAAAGGATACTCCGTTACTCCAGTTCCCTTAAATGTATAGGTTATATCAGAAATATAATTTTCACCTACTTTAGCAAGTATAAAGTACTTATTAGGCAAAATACTTAAATTCAAAGGAACGCTCCAAACCGTTCCAGTAAGTGTTAAAACTTGCTCTACATCATTCAATAAATTTGGCAGTTTTTTTAATGCCTCGACAATTTGATATTGAGTAACATTTGAATCTTCTGTTCCTGTTGGTGTAATTGCAGCTAATGATAGTAATTTATAAATATTTTGAATAATATCACCCATATATTCAGCTACAATAGGAGTGCCTTCGTTTGTTTCTGTTTCATTTTTTACAGTTGAACCAAAAGGATATTTTACGTTTGTATCTTGAACTATTGCTACTTGATTTAATGTTCTCATAATTTAAGTTTTGTTAATTTTGTACTACTTCTAAATGAACTTTTAAGTTTTGTACTCCTGAAAATAATTCCGCTACTGCAATTCTAAATACTGTTGTTGATACAACCTTAAAAACAAATTGACCACAATCATTATCAAGGTCAGCATTTCCCATAGATTCTATAGAAATGTTTACTTTATAATTTGTATTAGTCATTGCATTTGCAAGGGTACACTCGATTAAAGAGTTTCCTGCAACAACAGCAGTTACAGAAATTGCACTTGCAATATCTCCGCTTACAGCATAACTTGTGCCAACAGTACCACCAATATCTAATCCAGAAAACCAACCTCTATTTTTAATTTTCTTCAACTGCTCAACTAAACCAAAATGTTCAATGCTTTCTAATCCGTTTCTAATTCCACTTGCTAAATAACTTCCAGAATCAGCACCAATAACCCTTCTAGTAAAAGCAACTAAATTTACTAATGGAGTAGTTGCTTTGGTATCAATCGCACCAGCATTTTCTTCCGCTTGTGATGCTTTTTTTAAAAACAATAAATCGCTTACCATTGCGTTTAGAGAAACATTATCTACCAATCGTATAATATCTACTCCTGAAACAGTTTTAATTATTCTGACATACTCATTTGTTTTAAATGTACCATTTGCAGTAAAAGTAAAAGTTGTGGCATCTGAACCTTTTATTTGCGTTTGTGAAGCTAAATCAAAAGATGCTTTACAAACTACTTGTTCTCCAGTACGCATAAAACCTAATTTTATAGGAACTGACAAAACTCCAGTATTTAAACTTAATGGCAAAATAAAATCATTTTTTGAAGCCAATGACATTATGGCCTCTATGATTTGAAATCCATTCGTTTCATTATCTGGTAAATTGTTTGGCACAATATCATACAATCGCATCATTTTTGCTATCGCTTGATGAATGTCACCATAAACTCTTTCGTTTACTGGAGTACCATTACCTGTCCCTGTGTTATTTCTAACTCTACCATCTGGATAATTTGTTAAATCTGAATTATCAATATTTGAGTTTGTGTTTAATGCTCTCATTTCTTTTTATTTTTACAATATTACAAATAATCTATAAATGTGAAAACAACTAAATGTGCTGGTTTCAATTTTAAAACAAGTTCTCTAAATTCCTCTTGTCTGTTTTCTGGTACAATAGCAGTAGTTCCTAAACTTGATCCACCAATAAAAAATGTCTTTGACAAATAATTATCTCCAACACTATACAATTCATTTGGCTTATAGGAATTTGCAATGACTTCCGAATTTACTCCTCCATGTTGTAATCCTATACCATGTTGCGAACTTCCTCCATGTTGGGTTGTTGGAGGAATAAGTGCTAATATTTCATTAGGTCTTTTATGTACTAATACGCCACCTTCTATAAATCCATTTTCATAAACATAAACATCAAAACCTGCTGATTGTAATTGATACTCTAAATAGAGAATATGTTGTCTTGCGGGTATATTTCTACCTCTTGACATTCTGCGATAAATCGCTAATCTTCTATTTGGCAAATCAAGTAATTCGTTTGTCGTAATCCCAAATCTATACTCCCATAAAGCACAATCATTTTCGTCAAAGTTCTCGTTATCTGGAAAACACGAATCTATAGTTGATTTGGCATCGTTTAATAATCTAATAAAGCTCATATTTATAGCAGAATGAAACTTATCCATTATGCTATTTTTAAGTAGATTAAAAGCCCTTCCTGTTGGGTAAAGTTGTAATGCTAAACTTGAAAATAAATCTGTCAAAGAAACACCACTAGGATTTGGAAACCTAAAAGGTGTTCTCAATCCAAAAGGTGTTTTTAATCCAAAAACAGTACTTTTTTCTGTTACTTCGTACATTTTTAACTGAATATTAAATTTCTTAAATAAGGAATGTTTCCTAAAGTAAATTGATATG